CGGTCATCAGGGCTCGCATCGAGGGCATTACATCCAGAGCCAGGATACGACTCTGAGCTTCTTCAAGTTCCTTGTGGAGTTTCTTTGGAGTCCTCTCTTTGAGGAACCCAGTGTATCGTCCAACAGCCTCCTTGAAAGTCTCACGACGGCTCTCCTCTGGGAGCCACCGGCAGTACCGGCTGGTTGCAATAAAGGTTTGATAGTTATCCATTCAGTATCTCCTCGAGTATTTCTCCGCACTTACGTGCTATTTCTTGGTGTTCTTTTTGTGTACCGTTACCCGACCGCAATTCAACGTAGTGGATCCACGAACGTAAATTACCTGTCATGTATATTGTACTACAAGTTAACCCTTCGGGCAAGAGTTTTCTTGCTACCTCCTTCGCCACCCCGTGTGCAAGAGCCGTCTGATACGCTGTGTATGCCGAGTGCCACTGTGTCCTTTGAAGGCGGTTGAAGAGGTTGTGGAGTTGTCCGTCTGTTGTGTCGATACTGTTTTGCCTGTTTGTGTGGTCTTGCAGTCGGGCCTCTCCGTACATCGGTTCTTCATTCGCCGTCGCGTACCTCTGACTGAACTCCTGGAACGTAAAGGAGCGGTGTCTCAAAATTTGCCTTGCAATATCTCGCGTAGTCGTGATCTGCATTGTAAGCGAGACGTGCTCGAACGGACTCCAGTGGGAGTTCTCCCTGAGCTACTTCAACAGACGTGGGGATGACTCCGTATTCATCTGGTTCGACGGGTTCGACACTCTGGCTATGTAGGCCACCAGATCCTTTGTCTGCAGGTCCAGACCCACTGGCTCCGTCTTTGCTATCAGTTTTACCGTACTCACGGGGACTTCTTCCTTCTAGTATGTTAATTAACATTTCACAATAGTGCTTGGCTTTGTAGACGTCCTCGACACCGTTCTTTTCTTTGTACCGTGCAGCGTATTTGATGATGTTACCGGCGCACCACTCAGGTCCTGCCACCTGCACGATAAAGTCAATTGGTTGTACGTCGTACTGTTCGTAGTGTTTCTGTCTTTGTATCGGGTGTGTCATTCTTCGACCCACTCGTAATCTACGATGTCGTCGTACTTAACAGACAACATAGACCCTGTGACACCACACACAACCTCTATGGTCTCCTCACCGTGAAAAGGTTGACCGACAAAACACGCACCGTTTGTCAAATAAATTTTAATCTCGTTCATCTTCTTCTCCTGAGGTTAAATCAAAACAAATTTCATCTACTAAATCTTGGTAGTTGTCCATGATGCGATCCGCGAGCTTGTCGAAGATAACATCCATGGAGATGTTAAGAAACTCTACCAATTCAGCTGGAGTAAAATACTTCCTGAGGCGTTCTTCAAAGTACTCGTCCATAGGTTCTTTCCATTCGCTGAATTGAGATCCATTCCATGTCAAAGTCTCCTTCCCAGACGTCTCGCAGAACAAGGACACCGGGTCTCCACAAGTATGCCTGTGCTTTGGCGAAGTCGGGTAGGTAATCCTGGTAGACTCCGCAGAAAATTCCATGGAATCTTTTACCCTCGACGTTAGCTTTGGTGGCGTAGTCGAATGTATGGCTGTGACCTTGGATACATGTGGCGTTTTGGTTTGTGAGGAGGGCCCGGGCACTTGCAACCGGACGCCCCATAACGCCCGACGCGAAGTAGTGGGCAAAGTTGACTCCATTGATGTTGACAACCTCCAAGAAAGGAAACTCCTCGAAACCATATTCCCGGGACTGGAGGTCACGCATCCCAATGGTCCCCTCGAGAAGCTCGGGCTCTCTTTCGATTGCCCTCTCGATGCGATGCTCGTGGTTGCCGATACAACGAACAAGACGAGGCATCTTCTTCTTGCGAGCCCTGAGGGGACTCACGAGACGATCTTGTGCTTCAACACCTGCGGCAACGTCTGCTTGGTAACGTCGACCGTGGAACCCTCGTGTGCCCTTATCGTAGGAACACAGTGAGGACATGTCCCACCAATCTCCAATGTCTACGATCACGTCAGGTTTGATGTCGATAGCGAGTCCAGCAAGCCAAGAGTAACGGTCATTGTGCTCTCCCGGGGTGGCGTGGCTATCAGGGATAACAAGGATTGTCTGTGGTTTTGGGATGTGTATGTTAGCCATTAGTCTGTCTCCGGCCTCAAGGTGTTCATATCAGGGTTCTCTTTTTCGTTGAGTTCCACACGGTCAGCAATTCCGTAGATCATGTGGGCGTCATATTCGAAACCCTTTTGCATCAAGAGACGTGCTTGGTGGCGCAACTCATCAGCTATTTTCAAGTGAACTTTGGACTCAATCATTTTAACACCTTTTTGTTTAGATCCTCAAGAGCGTACCAAGGGTAGCCGTATTTCTCTGCCCATTGTGCGTGGGTCATCTTCATCCCCGGGCACCTGTTGTGTGGCTTCATGAATACGAACCGAATGTCAGCGTCAGGGTGTTGTTCCTTGACTGCCTTCATCTTGGATCGAGCCTGAGTGTCTAAAACTCCTTTCACCTCTAGTATAATGGATGTCCCATCTAATGTAAAGTCAGGGTTGTACGTTTTCTCAAGGATGTAAGGAAAGTACTCTGTCTCGTAGTTGTGTTTGAAGCCTAGATTGGATAGCTTTTTAGCCACTTCGCTCTCGAACTTAGACTTGTACTTCCTGCCTCTAATTGACCGTGGACGTTTCATCGGAATCAATCCTGATCACCCGCTCAAAAGCAATCATAACAGGGGGTAGATAGTAACCATCCTTTTGCTCGAGAGTCTTTGAGATACAAATAAAACCACCGATAGTGGTGAGGTACCCAATATCCTCAGCTATGTGGCTCTCTCCGTTAGCTCCTTCGTATTCAATCATGACGTGATACATCTGGAGGCCATCAGAGCTTCCTCTTTTATTCCCTGGAAATTCTAAGATACTCATTGTCTATCCTTTTGCTTCTGGGACTTTGGGTTCCCGGACAACTTCGGTGAGGAAGGTAGGGCCGTTGCTATAAATAAATGTACGGAGACCTTGGCCATCATTGGCATCAGACCAACAGTGCTTTTTGAATCGACAATAAGAGCAACCCACAGCAAGTTTCATGTTGCCACTCTTGCCGTCAGGGACTGGCTCGTAGCAGCGCTCTGGGGGCTCTGTGCTGTCTAGTGCGCCCCTTTGCTCTTGGATACGAGCCTCAGGGTGCTCCATGGCTAAATACTCTCTGTCGTACTCAAGAAGGGTCAGCTCGCCGCTTTCTTTGTTCATAGCCAGGAAAGCCCCGTCGAGTTTGAGGGCAGCACTGTAACCTGCCAACTGCTTCATGTACCCAAAGGGGTCATCCAAAGGGAGGGTACCATCTTTGAATTTCTTGAAGGCAAACTTACTGGCCGACTTAACATCAACAACGACACCATCAATGACAGCGTCAATGTGGCCAGCAACACCCTCGAGGTTCACTGTGGTCTGTTGGTCTGTCACCTTGTGGCCAGCCTCACGGGCAAGGAACAGAACCAACTCCTCGATCAGGTCCCCGTACAGGAACTTGAGCAGGGTGTTAGGCCTGAGGTCTTCCCCGGGAGCACCGTGAACCTCGTACCACACCTGCCGCAGGGGCTTGCCCACGGACGACATGCGGAGAGATCCACGGCGTTCCTCTTTGTAAGACTTAAAACGATCTCTGAGAAGATCCTTGAGATTCTCAGCAAAGATCTCCAGATTTATTTCAGACACGTCTTTCCCGTTCTCAAACAGATCGTAGATGTCTTCGATGATAGTCTCAAGGTTCTTCGTCATAACTACCTCTTAAAGTCTTCGTACAAGTTACGGGGCCAGAAGAAGAACTCCTGGGTTGTTTCCCAAGGTCCCAATGCAGGGGACCCCAGTCTGGCCCACCGGGTGAGGACGTTGTGCATCCCCGCTCCACAGTAGACCAGAATGAGCGCTACAATCATACCCACTCTTCCTCGGCTGTTGCGACTACGGCACTTGGGGCCGGGGCATCAAAGGTGAAGTCCTCACCGGCATTGTATTCGACAAGATCGTTGACCTTGACCTTAATGACGGTAGGCTTGTTCTTGCCTTTGTTCTTACCGCGCTTCATCTCAGACATGATGATCTGAACGTCGGCAGTTGTGCCGTTGCCAATGAGGACGGAAGGGTCCCAGCTCTTACCGAACTTATCCAGCACCGGGACAGGGTTAGCTGCCTCACCGCTAGACCGGACAGAAGGGCGGCGGTACTTGAAGAAAGTCTCCCCGTTCTTCTCCCGAAGGTAGTCGCCAAGGTTCTCAGCCTCGAGGGCTTTGATGTGGCTTTTGTCGACCACAACATCGACAGACCACTCGTAGCCATCTTCGCTGTAGTTGAGGCGGGGCTCACCGATGAGCTTGGTCCAGTTGAGTTTTACGTTTTGAAGGATCATTGAGATCTCCTACTTTCAAGGTTAAAAAACAGACCCTCTTATAGTCTGTAAATATATTATAGCACACACGATAGGGATGTCAACCCTCAATGTGTCGCTGCCCAATTCTTTCCGACTTTGTACTCTCCTTCTAGCTTGATGTTGAAACCTAGGTCTTCCCCGGCCACAGTCATAGCACTGCAGGCGAGGGCACCAATACGATCAGCGTGGCCAGGAACAGTCTCGATTTGCCACTCATCGTGTATGTTACCGACAACGTGAAAGTCCATCTCTTCTTTGGTCGCCATCTCGTGGAACCTGATAAGGGCTTGCTTCATCATGATAGCGCCAGCAGACTGGAACTTGTAGTTTATAGCAGCGTGTGGACTCGGACATGTGACAAACCCTCCATCGACCGTGCGAAGTCTTCCAGAGTTTTTATCGTACTCCCTGCCGATGCTTTCGACGAGGGCCTCAAACCCGGGAATGTTACTGTCAATAGCACTCCGGACTTTCTCACCCAATCGCTTGTTACCTCCCAGCATTGATCCCAGTTTTTTGTCTGAAGCTCCATAGAGTCGGGCATAGAAAAGGTTTTTAGTTGCCGATCTTGAAACCTCAAAACCAACTGCCTCACTAATTGCTTTCGCATTTGCGCTGTGGGGATCGCCGAGCATGAATTCCTCAGCTTCTTTCGATCCCAGATAATGTATAAACACCCTTCCCTCAAGTCCACTAGCATCTGCTCCAACCAGAACTCGCTCAGGTCGGGCAACCCACAGACTTCGTGACTCGACACCGAACCTCGCATAAACCGACGGTATGTTGGCTGTGTTAGGGCTACTATGTGTACATCTCCGAGACCCTGCTCCGCAACTTTGAACAGCTCCATGAATACAATCATCCTTCTCTAAATTGTTGAGCCACGTCTTTACCATGTTGGCGCGACCATTGTGAACTAACCAGTCAGCTATCTTGCCGACGTACTTGTTTCCGCTTTTCTCTGCGAACTCAATCACAGAATCTTCGTCTACCTTGGGAGACCCCTTAGGGGTAAACTGGCTTGGCTTCCAGCCTAACTCTAGCAACCTCTCGGCTCTCTGTTGAGGGCTGCCGATGTTGAAGTCTTTGTAGTCCAGAACCCGGTACCTGCTTCCGTCTTTGTTAAACTGTAATTTTGGAAAGCTACCTTGGTGACGCATAAACGAAGATACGGGGGAACCATCCTTCTTCACTCTGTACTCGTACTCTCCAACAACCTCGAGCTTCGCCGGAAAGAACCCCTGGATTTCACGCTCGAGTGTGTACTGTTCTGCCCGAAGGCGCAGATAAAACATGTTGGCTCTGAGGCGGTCGAACTTAAATCCCCGGGCTTCTTGCTTGTCCACTAGCCAACGGAACCTGTGTTCGATCCTGCACGACATCTCTGAGAACCCGATCTCTCTCATCTTATTTGTGAGGGCTCTGTGGATCTTGGCACAAACGAGGGTGTCCTGAATACAATACGTCAACATCTCCTCGGTGAACTCTGAGAAGTCATGGAAGTCAATCTTAGCCTCGCCTACACGGTACCCCCAAGCTTCGAGGGAGTGAGGGCCCCCTTTCCCCTTGTAACCAACAGGGCGGGGAAGTCTTGGGTTGTACAGGTAAGAGAGGACCAAGGTGTCAACCACCTGTG